GTCAGATCCCAAGGTATGGCTACAAGTATTGGTAATAAAACTACAGGTGTGATTCCTTTCATGCACGTGGTTGATTCACAGATGACTGCCTTCCATCAAGGCGCAACACGACGTGGTAGTTATGCATCCTACATGGATGTATCTCACCCAGAGATTGTTGAGTTTATTGAAATGAGAAAACCTACAGGTGGAGATATACACAGAAAGAATTTAAACTTACACCATGGTATCAATGTCACAGATGCTTTCATGGAAGCTGTCCAAAAAGGTGAGGCTTGGGATTTAGTTGACCCTCACACCAAACAAGTTATTAAAACTATTGATGCTAGAACTTTATGGATTAAGATTCTGGAAACTAGAATCGCAACGGGCGAACCGTACATTTCATTTATTGATACAGTCAATGCGGCGCTACCCGAATCACAAAAGAAACTAGGATTAAGATTCAACCACTCTAACTTATGTTCCGAGATTACATTACCCACAGCAAAAGATAGAACTGCAGTGTGTTGTTTATCTTCCGTGAACTTAGAATACTTTGATGAGTGGAAAGATAATAAATTATTTATAGAAGATTTGGTACGTATGCTTGATAATGTTTTAGAGCATTTCATTACAAGTGCCCCCTCTTACATGTGGCGTGCAGTTAATTCCGCTCGTTGTGAAAGAGCCATTGGCTTAGGTACAATGGGGCTACATAGTTATTTCCAGAAAAGAGAAATAGCAATGGATGGTGAAAAGTCTAAAGATGTCAATGATTTTATATTCAAGCATATCCATAACGAGGCTCAAGCTGCTAATGTAAAGCTCGGGGCGGAAAGGGGTTCTCCTGCAGACATGGAGGGCACAGGGCTACGACATTCTCATGTCATCGCCATTGCTCCTAATGCTTCTTCGTCTGTTATCTGCGGGGGAACTTCTCCATCCATAGAACCACTGCGCGCCAACGCGTTTTCTCAAAAGACTTTAAGTGGTACATTCCTTATGAAGAACAAATACTTAGAGCGAGTATTGTTAAAGCATGATAGAAACAATAAAGAAGTTTGGAAATCTATTGTGACTAACGGCGGAAGTGTACAGCACTTAGACTTTTTATCTGACGAAGAGAAGGCAGTATTTAAAACTGCTATTGAGATGGATCAAAAATTCATAGTGGATTTAGCGGCGGATAGACAGCAATACATCTGTCAATCACAAAGTTTAAACTTGTTCTTACCGCCAGATGTGGACACCAAAACATTACACGGTATTCACTTGAGAGCGTGGAAAGGTAAAGTCAAAACACTTTACTATATGAGAAGCCAAGCGTTAAAGAAAGTAGAGAATCTATCTAGTCAGATAGAAAGAACTATAAGACAAGACTATCAACAAGAAGAAGCCGCATGTGTGGCTTGTGAAGCATAAGGAGAATATATGTCAGTATTTCAAGGAAGAGAATATTACAAACCATTTGAATACCCATGGGCGTTTGAAGCCTATGATCAACAACAGAAGATGCACTGGTTACCCAGTGAGGTTCCATTACATGAAGATGTAAATGATTGGAACTCTAAGATGAATGATGCAGAAAAGAATCTAGTAAAACAGATTCTAACATTCTTTACACAAGGTGACGTAGATATTGCACAAGCCTATATGGATGTGTATATACCCATGTTCAAGAAACCAGAAGTGCGTATGATGTTATCCGCTATTGCTACGTCGGAGGCTAACCATGCGCATAGTTATTCATTACTTAATGATACCATTGGTATGGATGACAGAGAATACAAAGCATTCCAAGAGTATGCGGAGATGGCAGACAAACATAACTATCTCTGGGAAAGCAAAGGGGGCACGGAAGAAGAGAAGATCGTTCGTGACATGGCTGTGTTCTCTGCATTCGGTGAAGGACTGCAGTTGTTTGGATCATTCATTATGCTACTAAACTTTCAACGCTTCGGCAAAATGAAAGGCATGGGGCAAATCGTAGCGTGGTCAATCAGAGATGAGAACCACCACGTGGAGAACATGATTAAACTTTTACATACAGTATTAGATGAGAAGCCGCATATCTGGAATGATGAATTTAAAAAGTCATTGTATGATATATGTAGAGATATGGTAACTCTTGAAGAAAAGTTTATTGACCTGGCATTCCAACAAGGACCAGTCGAAGGCTTGACTCCCCAAGAAGTAAAGAACTATATACACTACATGGCGGACAGAAGATTGCTTCAGCTAGGCTTAAAGCCTAACTACGGAGTAAAGTCAAACCCGCTAGAGTGGGTGGACTATATTGTCAATGGACAGGCACACGAAAACTTCTTTGAAACTAGGGCTACTGAATACGCAAAAGGCGCAGTTCAAGGAGACTGGAGTGATGCATTTTCCTCTTGACAAATTGATTAACTTATGGTAATATTACTATAAGATTATTTGGAGACAGGGGGGCACGAAGAACCTTACTTCTTTTAGACGAAATGTTTAAGAACAGTTTGGGGAACTCTTTTTTCCACAACCGTACAAAGGAGCTGGTAGAAATACTGGCTCCTTTTTTTATTACAGGAGCAAAATGAAACAAGATACCTATCCTTTTAAAACTAAATATGATAGCCTTGCAAAAAAGCTATACCTGCTATTCAGCAGTAGACGCTTGACTTCTAGGCAAAAGTTTGCTACACTCCCAATCAAAGACAAGGACTACTGGAGAGCCTTGGCTGAAATATCAACAAAGGAGAAACTATGGCAAACCCAAGAACTTTCTCCGTAACTAACTCATTTGTTAATAGATGTTTAAACATCTTTAATACTGCAGGAACAGACGGAGACTCAGAATTAGAACAGTACGCGAGAGCAGAATATAAAGACGATTGGTACTGGGCTATGACTTTCTATAAAGAAAATCAATACTTCCCTAACGTACTAAGAATAGCGCAGAAGTAATCTATAAGAGGAATAGGCTAGGCTTATTGCCTAGCTTTGTTCTTCGAACTCATAAAAGAAATTAGTATCATCACCCGCTGTATACTTAGATTTATTTTCCACACCATATTCAATAGTTGAAACCTTATAGTCTGGGAACCTCATCTTCTTTGGGGATAAAGACTTATCATAAAATATTACCCGATTGTTAGGCTGAGCGGCGAAATATCCGTTGTCTAGTTGTATTATATTAAAGGACTTATGTTGTGTAGGTACCTCAGAATACCCAATATCTGGTATATTATATTCGGGATGGCAACTATCTATAGTATATAAATACTCCCCATAATAAAAATTCCCGTTTGGAGCCTTGTATTTACATTTCCCCGACCCTACACTCACCTTTTGTATAACTGAGATGTGATAGCTAAAACAATCCCAAAGCTCTAGGTCTTCGAGTTCCATCTCTTCCTTCGTCTCTTTCCAGACAAAAGCCGAGATAGGTAACTTATCATATAGAGCTCCCGTTTCATAGAGATAGGTCTCGAAATATAATGCGCGACCTTGTATAGATTTAGCGGTGATCCAGATTCCTGGTTCGTACTCACCGTGCCCCCTCTGAAAATCATAGAGATACTCTTTCTTAACAAGTACTTCAACGGGTGGAACATTTGCTACGAGAAAAGCCACGTTAGTAGGCTAAGCCCCTAATCATGTATGATAATTTCTCTGCGCGGTGCGGGGTCTGTTTTGCCCAACGCGAGTCGAGCATCTCATCCGCCGCGAGATGATAGGTGCTGGTCGATAAGTGTCCAAGAAATTTCTTAAACTTACTTACCCCTCCAACACCTAACTGAAATGTCATCTCTATAAGAACTTCTTTAACAGGTTCTGGATGTTCGTCAAGATTGATATCAAAATTGTCAGCGACCAGTTGAGCGCAATCACAGGCATTTTCAAAATCATCTTCAAAGACGGCTTCCAGTTGTTCTTGACTGTATTCAACACCTTCTTCATAGTTGTCCTCCTTCGTTACCAAGTGACCGTATCCTATGGTTGCGAATCCTAATGAATCCTTATAAACATAAGACCTAAATCCTTCGTGTTCTTTTATTCTCTCCTTAAGTTGTTCAAGCATTATTTGCCTCCTATACCCCAGTGAATTTCATGTTCATCCTTAGGTTTTTCTTTTTCAAATAACTTACATATTCTATTAATAATTTTATATGCAAAAATTTCTACGTGATACATTATTTTTTAAATTTCTTTATAGCTAAATCAGAAACTTTCAAACCAAAACTTGAAGCAATACTTGCCATCAATGCCCAGATATACCAGTCTGGCAATTCATCTAAAGCCATGAAACCTTCTTTCAATTTAGTGATCCACTCGGGTTGATTAAAAAAGATAGCACCAAAGACTATTAACAAAGGAATAGATAAGATGATAGTGAACCACTCATCTCTCCAAGACTCTGCCATATTCTTTTGAGTAGCAATCGCGAAATCAATCTCACCTTCCGCCATCTTTCTGATGTGCGTTTGTTCTGCTTCTGCCATTAGCTTCTTAGTTTCAGTACGTGTCTTGATAACATCTACTGCGCCTTTAGCTACTGTACCTAATAAAGACCAGATCATTTTACTTTTCTAAACCTCTTCACTTTCTTTTTTATACTCTTTGGCTGTGCCACAAATTGTTTACCTTGTGCTCTGCCTTTTCTTTTCGCAGCAGATGTCGCTGCATATTCAGAAGCTGACAAAGATTTAATCGCGGCTGAGGGTAGATACCTTTCACCTGTTGCTTTGGGACCTTGAGTAGATGGCTTACCCGATTTGGTTCGCCACTTCTGTCTAGTCCAAGCGCGTAAACTTTTTTGCGGTTTAGCTAAAGCCATTATTTCTTGGGGTTTAGTAACGGCTTATACATTTTTGTCTTCCCAGACTTTGACTTTAGTATTTTTTCCCTTAGAAAATCGGGTAGCTTTTTCTGTTTTGCTGTTAATTTTCCAGCGGCTCCCATCGTTGGTTTTTTTGTTTTCTTCTTTGCGGGTCTTCCCTTTTTGTTTCCGTATGTTCCTGGTCCTTGAGGCATCTTTATTCCTTTCCATGTACGCAATTTGCGCAACCACAATGGCATTGGGAGGAGTTACTGCAGTGGCAATTATGCCCACAAAATTGGCAAACTTTGTCCATGCTAAGATTTGTAACCTCCGCCTTTTGCTTTGTATTGTTTAGCCAGCATCTGTGCTTTACGTGCTGACCATTGTCCTGGGGCTCCACCTTTTCCACCAGCTTTTATTTTATTAAACAAAGCTTTACGCATAGTAGGTTTAGTATAGTTACCAGCTTTGTTAACTGTGGATTTACTTTTTGTTTTTGACTTTATCATATAACGCCTTAACAAATCCTCTCATGACTACTTTACCATAAGGAGATGCTTCTCCCCTTTGTTGTGATAATATAGCTTTTGTTTTAGCCGTAGCTTTGGCTCTGTCTTTAGCACCTTTACTTTGGAACTTCTTTTTCTTTTTGTTCTTTGCTTTTAAAGAAGTTGTCTTTGGTAAACTAGCTCTAGTGATTGGCATTATTTTTTCTTCTTTCTAGTCACAACAATCTTCCCATCTTTTTCAGTGACCTTCATGCCTGCATCTTCTGTCTGCTTTTTCAATTGTCTATATTTTTCTGCTGCAGTTAATTTAGGCATTATTTATATTTCTTTTCTAAATCTTTTCTTCTAGCTATTTTAATTTGTTTTCTTTTAACTGGATTTTTAACAGTCTTTTTATCTCTAATATCTTCATAAGTTTTTTTAACTGTATCAATAGCTTTTGATATTTTTTTAACATAAGGTCTAGCTACTTCTAAATTAGGATAACGTACTTTCTCTCTGTATTTATCCACTCCCTTACCTAATGGTTCTTTTCTTACTCTCTGGTTTTTCATGGTATGTCCTTACTTAGATGGTGA